GCAATCACCAGTCGCCCGTTATTACACGCCGCTAGATCCCTGGACGATGAACATGGACGACAGCGTTTCGATTACCGAAGTAGCCACAGACGACAACTTCAACCAGACATGGGATACCGTCTGGTCAACCAGCGACTTCATGCTTGAACCAGTAAACAACCCACAGCGCGGATGGCCAGTAAACCGCGTCCTCGCCATCGGCCGATACGTTTGGCCTTATTACTTGCCACAGGCATGCAAGATCACCGGCGTCTGGGGATGGAACGCAGTACCAGCAGAGATCAACATGGCAACCTTGATCCAAGCAGCTCGTTTATTCACACGCCGCCAATCGCCATTCGGCATCGCAGGAAGCCCGGACTTAGGCACAGTGCGCCTCACAGCCAAGCTCGACGCAGACGTTGAAGCCTTGCTTCGACCATTCCGCAAGAACAATGGGCTGGCAAAATAATGCCAATGCAACCGAGCCAAGTCCGCGACGCATTGAAGACAAGACTTCAAACCATCTCGGGCCTTCGCGCCTACGATGTGATACCAGAACCAGTAACACCGCCATGCGCGATCGTTGGCCAGTTAGACTTCACATTTGATATCGATAACGCCCGGGGATTAGACCAGGCAAACGTCGACATTTATGTGATCGTCCAGCGCTTCTCAGAGCGAGCAGGCCAGGACAAGCTCGATGGATACCTTGCAGGCACAGGAGCAACATCCATCAAAGCAGCGATCGAAGGAGATAGAACGCTCGGCGGAACATGCCAGACATTGCGAGTGATCGGCGCAGAATCCGGAACCTACGACTCGCAATCGAATCAATTTCTCTCGTACCGATACCGCCTAACAATCTACGGATAAGGAACCGACATGACATACACAGTAATCTCAAACCGAGAAGTCTGCGGCAAAACCAAAGGCGACGCCGTCAGCGATAAAGAATTGCAAGATGCCGGAGTCAGCGCAGAAACCCTGATCGCTGGAAACCACATCAAAGCAAGTAACACAGCACTACAAACACCATCCATCAAAACCGAAACAGAAGAAGGAGCGACTAAATAATGCCTCGCATAGTTCTAACAAACGCATTTATCTCCGTCGGTGGAGTTGATCTGAGCGATTTGGTCGCATCAGTAACTTTGAATGAAACATTCGACGTCGTCGAAACCACCGCATTCTCATCAACAGCAGCAAAGACACGCGTTGCTGGATTAGAAGACAATTCAATCACCCTGGAATTTCACCAGGACTACGCAACCAGCGAAGTGGAGCAGACAATCTATCCACTTCTAGGAACACCAGCAGCAGTGATCGTCAAGCCAAACGGCTCCGCCACTGGCGCATTCAATCCAAGTTATACATGCTCTGCTATTATTTCAGAGTGGACTCCGATCAACGGATCCGTCGGTGAATTGGCCACTGCATCTGTAACTTGGCCAGTAACCGGAGCAATCACAAAGGCGGTCGTATAATGCCAAGACTTGTACTAACAAACGCATCTGTTGTATTTGGAAGCACCGATCTCTCGGATTATATTTCGAGCATCTCTCTAAATTCAACATTTGATATCGTAGAAACCACTGCATTCGGAAACACCGCGAAGACACGTGTGGCCGGATTAGCAGACAATTCTGTGACGTTCGAATTTCACCAGGACTACGCAACAGGAGAAGTAGAGCAAACAATCTATCCACTTCTCGGAACAGCAGTCAGCGTGGTAGCAAAGCCAGTCGCAGGAACAACAACAGCAGTAAATCCGCAGTACGCATTCTCGGCGCTAGTTTCAGAATGGACTCCGATTAACGGATCCGTCGGTGAATTAGCGACTGCAAGTGTAACTTGGCCGATCTCCGGCGCAATTACGAAGACAACAACCTAAAGAAAGTAGGGGGAAAAGATGGATGGATTACATATCAAAGTCAAGACGACTGATGGCGTGGAAAAAACGTTCTCATTGCGTCCACGCATCATCGTCGACTTTGAACAAAAGTACGGCAAAGGTCTAGCCAAACTCATCGGCGAAGAGCAGAAACTCGAACACATCTATTACCTGGGATGGCTTGCACTTAGATCCAACGGAGTGGTTGTAAAACCCTTTGGGCCAGACTTCTTAGATACGCTCGAAGGAGTGCAACTCGACACAGACCCAAATTCCGAATCCACAGAGATAGCCTGACATATTCAATAGCAGCAGTTTCTGTGGAAACAGGACTAGATCCGATCTCCTTGTTAGATGCACCAGATGGCATTCTTGAAGCGATCGTGATTTATCTTAAAGAGAAAGCAAAGGCGGCAAACAAACATGGCCAATGACGTCGTAGTAATTAGCGGCATCAAAGAAACCACCGCCGCCTTGAAGAAGTTCGACAAGGACGCAGCTCGTCGCCTGAATAAAGTAATCAACGACGAGCTGCGCCGAGCCGAAGGAGATGCCAAAGACCAGATCCCAGACAAGCCGCCCATGAGTGGATGGCGAACAGTGGCCGCAAACAAGCCCCGAAAGGGCGTCAGAGGTGGCCAGGGCTGGCCAGCATGGGATCCGCAAGCAATCCGCCAGGGCATCGTAAAGACGCGCTCAGAAGGGCGCGTGAGGTCGGATTACACCACCAGCGCCGGCGCACTATTTAACAAGACCGCCTCCGGCGTTATCTTTGAAATTGCAGGACGCAGAACACCAGGGCAAGGAACAGGACGCCAGCTCATCACCGTTATGGAAGATCGCTTCCGCAAAGCCAGCCGAGGAATATGGGCCGTCATCGATCGCGATCGCCCTAGAATTCTTGCCAATGTCAGAGCCGCAATGAATGACGCAGAGAAGACCCTGCAAGCCAATCTAAATAAAGAGAAGGGATAACCGAGCATGGCAATAGGTGCAGTAACCGCCCGGATTCTTACTCAATATTCAGACAAGGGCAGCAAGGCAGCAAGCCGCGATATCAACAAGCTCGGAAAATCTTTCGACAAATTCGCAGGCAAGGTCGGCAAGGCGTTCGGCATCGCGGCAGCAGCCAGCGCCGCATTCGCAATCAAGGTCGGCACAGACGCCGTCAAGGGCGCGATGGCAGATCAGAAACAGCAAGTCGCCCTGGCAACTGCGCTACGCAATACAACAGGAGCAACAAACGAAGCAATTGCTGCCACAGTCAAATACCTAGATGCTAAAGAATTATCAGTGGGCGTAGACAATGAAGAATTGATCCCATCGCTTCAAACTTTGGTACAAGCAACCAAAGACGTCACGCAAGCGCAGATACTACAGAATCTGGCTTTGGATATTTCTGCCGGAACAGGTAAAAATTTAGAAGCGGTTTCTCTCGCCCTCGCCAAAGCAATCGGTGGCAACGTTGGCGCACTTACCAGACTCGGCGTGCCACTTGATGCAGCAGCAGTCAAATCTAAAGACCTCAATGCAATTCTGCTATCGCTTGGCGAAACTTTTGCAGGGCAGGCAGGCAAACGCGCTGAAACCTTCGAATTTAGAATGATGCGTTTACAGTTAGCCTTCAATCAAGTCCTCGATCAACTGGGATATGCATTCATTCCAGTCTTGGAGAACTTCGCTCAAATTTTGATGACGAAAGTGATTCCAGCCGTTCAAACATTTATAAATGAGAACGGAGATAAACTCGTCGCCGCTTTAAGTAAAGCGCTGAAAGCGATTATCGGCTTTGGATTCATTCTCTTTAAAATATTTTCATTCGTAGCAAAGAATAAGAATCTATTCATCTCACTCGGCGCTATCTTTGTATCCACATTCGTAGCAGCCAAAGTGATCGCATTCGTCACAGCGATACAGGCACTGGTCAAGGCTTACCAAGCAATCCGAACCGCAGCACTAGCGGCAGCAGCAGCGCAGGCAGTGGCAACAGGCGGCCTCTCATTAGCAGCCGCAGCCGCTGGCCTTGCCGCATTCACACTTTCAATGGGTGGCCTCTACTTGGCCGTCAAAAAAGCAAACGGCGAAATGTCAAAATTAGAAACTACTAATGAAGATTTGGAATTTTCATTCGATGGATTAAATGGAGCGACCGATGGCTTTATGAAAGAACTCGGCGGCCTCAATGTCAATCTAGGCAAAGTAGGAAAAAGCACAAAGGCCGTCACAGCCGCTGACTTAAAACTTATTCAGACACAGAAGGCGCTCGCAAAATTGCGCAAACTAGGTGTCACACCGACCACAGAAACAGATCCGATTCAACTTGAAGCGGCACGCTTGAATCTTGTAAAGCAAGCAAACATCCAGGAAGCAGCACGCGTCACAGCAATCCTGGCAAACCTTGAAGCGCAACTCAAAGCAAACGAAGCGATCAAGCGATACACCGATCTGCTCGGCGTTGTTGCAGATTCCAAGATTTCACCAGAAGAAGTAATTGTCCTATCCCAGAAATGGGGAATTAGCAAGGACGCAGTCATCGCATACACCAGCGCAATCTTCGCAGTCAACGATGGCAAAATTACGACAAAGGAAGTCGACGCCCTCGCTGCGCAATGGGGAGTCACAAAGGGCCAGGCGCAGGTTTATCTGGACTTCTTCGCCGCGCTTAACGACGGCAAACTTTCAGATGAAGAGATCAACAATCTCGCGACCAAGTGGGGGCTAACAAATAAAGAAGTCGCCGATTACGCAACTAAAATCTCCGAGGGCGTAACACCTTCTTCGCTTTGGCCTACACCAGGCAACCAGGCAGAGAAGTCATGGAAGGACGCGCTCGCAGCCCTAAACGCCTACGTTGCAGCTTCAGGAGCAAAGATCGCAGCGCCTACCGTTCCAGCACCAGTGGCAGGAACGCCACTACCGCCAGGATTCACGCCAGTAATACCTTCAACACCAGGAGCCAAGAAGCCAGGAGATCCAGGCTTTATCGGGCCAGTGATTCCAAAGGCAACGCCAGTGCCATCAAAGGAATATGGGCCACTAGGGGGATTGAAGGCAGGCGTAATCGCTGGAGTTATGCCACGCGTTGCATTGGCAGACGGCGGAATCGTTAACAGCCCCACAGCTGCGCTGATCGGCGAAGCAGGGCCAGAGGCAGTCATTCCACTGAGCCGCATGGGATCGATGGGCGGAGCAACCGTCAACATCGTGATCAACGGCAGCGTGACAAGCGAGGGCGATCTTGTAAACACGATCCGCAACGCCATTCTTCAGGGCCAGAATAACGGCCAGGCGATCACGAAGACAGCGATCCAACTCTAATGGCAGGCATTCCACAGCTCGGAGCAGAGATCGACTTCATCAACGGCCCGGCATTTATCTCGACAGCCTTCACACTTGACGATCCAGTAAAGGGCCTATTAGGAACAGGGCAACTCGCAGACGCAGACGACTCGGTCGACATTTCTGACATCATCCTGCGCTCATCGGTTCGAAGAGGGCGCAACCGCATCTTGAATAAATTCGAAGCAGGAACGGCCGTCGTTGAGATCAAGGACGACACAGGCGACTGGAACCCGGCCAATACAGCAGGGCCTTACTACGGCAAGCTCGTACCCTTGCGCAAAATAAGAATCTTTGCAGATTACGAAGGCGTCCGTTATTACCTTTTCTCAGGCTTTATCACCAGCTATGACACCACATTCGCGATCGGAACCGATGAAGTTTCCAGAGTGATCCTGCAATGCGTCGACGGCTTCCGCCTTCTCAATAACGCAGCGATTACCACAGTGCCAGATACAGGAGCAGGACAACTAAGCGGAACGCGCATCAATAAACTGCTTGACGTCGTCGATTGGCCACTTTCACAAAGAGATATCAACGCCGGCGATAGCACGATGCAAGCAGATCCAGGAACAGCAGATAGAACCGTCCTTGAAGCGATTCAGACGGTAGAAAATAGCGAATTCGGTGGCTTCTTCCTAGACGCCGAAGGAAACGCAACCTTCTACTCAAGAACTACAGTGAGCCAATTCGCAGACTCAACGCCTGTAGTTTTCAGCGACGACGGCACAGGAATCGGATACGCCCAGATTGACCTGGCCTTCGATGACACCTTGATCGTAAATAATGTTTCAGTCCAAAGGCTAAACGGCACAAACCAAGTGGTCAGCGACCAGACATCGATCGATGACTATTTCATTCACTCAGGAGCAAGAACCGGCATCCTTGTACAAACAGATGAAGAAGCGCTCAACCAAGCGACGATGATCTTGGAATCACGCAAGGATGCAACCCTGCGCATTGACTCGATGACGCTCAACCTTGTCGACGACGGCCAGGAAGCAAGAAACATCGCAGGCCTTAATCTGGAGATATTCGACCTCGTCAACATCACAAAGGCGATGCCAGGATCCACATCAATCACCAGAGAATTATTCGTGCAAGGCATGCAACATGACATAACAAGGACAACATTCACCACTAAGATATTGACCAGCGAACCGATCATCCAGGCATTTATTCTCGATAGCACATCGCAAGGAATTCTG